ATGAAACAGACAGTAGAAGAAGCGGCAAGGGACGCAATCCACGCTCATTATAAATGCAACGGTGAATATCCATGCGGAGAACGTGACTATTGCGAACATTGTAATGGTCATAATACAGCATTCGATTGTTGCGAATGTGGCGCAGATGAGTTTAAAGAAGGATTTATTTCTGGTGCAGAATGGCAGTCGAAGCAATCACCTTGGATAAGCGTTAATGAACGGTTGCCGGAACCAAACAAGCTTGTCCTTTGCAGAATGGTATCAAATGGAGCGATTGTTAGTGGCTATATCGTTGTTTCATCCGGGAGATCGCCATACGTTGCGACAGACGGAGGATTTGAATTTGAGGATTGGAACGGCTACGAGTGTGACATGTGGATGTACATCCCGTCTTTTGATGATATACTCGAAGCCAACAGAGATGTACTGGAACGGATTAAAGAGAAAGGAGATTGAGATATGGATAAGGAAGAATTAACCATTAGCTTAGCGGAAGCATATAGGGAGATATATCTATTAAAGTTGCTTAATATCAAGCTAAGGAAACATGTAGATGAACTTACTGGGTATATTCAAGAATTTTCACCTGTATTTACTAAAGAATAAAAATATGTATAATAATAGATACTTTCATTATTGGAACAAATTAAAATTTGATTACAATGAGTGTTTAGGTCGGATTGCTTCAACTAAGCCAGTAAAGAAACACATGAGAAGAATGAAAACGCTTGAATGGCGTATAAGAATTAATCGGAAAGAGTTTATAGTTAATCCTTTAGGGGGGAAAACATACTTTCCACCTTTTTAATAGAAGTAGTATGGAAATAAAGAACGTAGGACAACTTAGAAAAATCATAGAGAACCTTCCCAATGATTTTGAAATCGAGATGCGTGTCAGACGCAAATTGACGGATGAGGAATTGAAAAATTGCAGATACCCTTATCCTTACGATACAGAGTATTTAACTTTGGAATTTGACGATATAGGCGTTTCTGACAAAGTATTGTGTTTGGGTGTAACTTCTAATGAATGAACGGTATGAAAGTAAAGAACGGAATAATAATAGATGGGGTGCTGCATGAATTAGTATTAATGCGGAATAGTGCACCATGTGACAATTGTAGTCTACAAGAACAATGTAGAACAGATCGTTCCTTGTGTACAGTAATTGCTGGATATTATAACTCTGATGAACGTTTTATTAATCGTGGAGAAGTAACGGATATTAAGATAGATAAGGAGGAATAACTATGGGATTTACAACACCGTGTTTCATACGCAAGAGTACCTATAAACTTAGAAAGAAATTAGATGAGTTAGGATATAGATTGTTTGGGGCGGAACTTAACGAAGATTTATGTATTTTCACCTCGCCCGAATGTGGACTATATAATATTGAGTTTTTTAACAACATTCCACATCCTGACGAAACCGATAGTGTTGATTGCGGAACGAATGAGGAACTTTTTCTGGCTATAGCTGCATTAAAGGATAATACAGACAACAATCAATTATTCACTAATGGTAAGGGCGATTGGGGTATATACCGGGATGGCTCTGATGGAGGTTTATCTGGAATGGATTTCTATGGGATGCCTAATGATTTTAACTTACCATATTATCACAAGGCTACCGTAGACGAACTGATTGAACACTTTAAAGGAAAGGAGAACCAACCATGACCGAAGAACTTGTAACATTGGAAACAGCAAAGATGCTGAAAGAGAAAGGGTTTAATTGGAAGTGTGAACACACAATAAGTTGCGATAATATTATTAGAAGATACGACATTCCGCAAAGTATGTCATGTTGTACGGAAATAGATAACGAACCAGTTGAATTTTTGTGTCCAGTGTTGTATGTTGCCCAAAAGTGGCTTCGTGAAACTAAGAACCTGCATATCGAAATATCCTATATGTATGGAAATTATTGGACGTATGATATACTGACAATTCCGAGACATGACTTGATAGGATTGTCTGACAGGCCTATTATCCGTTATAATACCTACGAGGAAGCACTTGAAGCAGGATTACAGGAAGCATTAATGTTGATATGAAAATGAGTCCTGTTATATCTTGATAAGTTGAAAAATAACGAGGATATTTCTTGTTTGGTTAAATAACTGTAATTAAAGAGGGGGAAGGCGTTCATATTGTCTTTTTCCTCTTTAATTTTGTCGTGAATTAAAATATTAATCGCAATGCGATAGCCAATGACAATCTAGGGTTTGTCAAAGGGTTTGTCGGCGTTTTTTTTGACATGCGTGATAATTGCTTGTAAATCAGTTATAAAAAGTGATTGTACTTGTAGCCCTTCTAAGGCGTGGGTCTTGCGTTCGAATCGCAACGGAATCACATAAAAAAAGCTGTATCTTCTGAGGGTACAGCTTTTTTTATGGAAATATTTAAAAAGGATTTATCTATAAGCGGGGCTATGGAAAAGATCTTGTCCATATCTATAAACCTTTCCCGTTGGATAGTTAAGGGTTTTCTTCCTGTTTGTTCTATCTCCGCAAGCCTTTGGAGTTAACTCCATAGTCTTGGGAGATAACTCCAAAGCTTATGGAGATAACTCCAAAGGCTATGGAGATAGAATACATCCGTATAAAAAGGTTTAACCTGGAAAGAGAAAAGGCTTATGCAACAGGAACAGATGCAATACATTGTTGTTTAATTCCGCTGGCGGGCTATTACTTTTTCTCAGTTTCTCCGCCCTTTGGGCTTCATGGCAGCGGAAAGATTGAACCGGTTAAAAAGTCATGTTAA